GAACAAAGTCCGGCTGGCTTCGCGACCGAAAGTGCGTCGACAGACTTCGGCAGCGGATTTTCCGCATCTACCGCAAATGATGTTGCAGATTTCGGTTCCGAAGGCAAGCATAGCCATTTTTCAATAGGTGATACACCTGTTGCGCCAATTGATCTCGGTGAGACGCTAGACGCAACCTCTACTGGATCCCCTACTGTTGATGACAATTCATTTGGTGCGGCGCTTTGCGCTGACGAGACCGGAGGTCCATTTTCTTCCGATTTAGGTCAGCCCGCCATAAAATCAATTCCTATAACGTTTAACGGCAACGAGGAACCGCTTAACCAACCCGATAATTTTTTTTACGGCGGCGATGTCGCGATATTAGAATAGTATTTTTCTCGCAATTATTAATATATATATATATTTAATAATTATAAAATAATATAAAAATGGAATCCGAAAATAATTTAATGACAAGCTGTTGGGGTCCAATTGGGTGGGCATTTATACACAGCATCGTCATGGGATATCCAGCGCAAAACCCAGCACCAGAAATTGTTGAGCATTACAGGCAATTCTTCCTGAACTTGGGTAATATTCTCCCATGCATATGGTGTAAGAAGAACTATGAGAAAAATTTGCAGGAGCTACCTTTAGAACCCTTCCTTGATTCCCGTAAAAATTTAGCACTATGGGCCTATAAAATTCACAATCTGGTAAATGACGAGCTAAATGTACCTCAAAAGATGCGTCCAACTTTTGAATACGTGTATAATTTGTATGAAAGTATGAGAAGTCCGTCGTGTTCTACGGCCGCTTCTACGACGGGAGTTTGCAGCGACCCTAATTCTGAAAAAAGGTGTAAGGTTCAGTTTTTGAATGGCGCGACTGTCCATGAAGGGTTTTCGGCAAGTTCTGCAGATTGTAATGTTTTTTCAAAGTATTGGTACTTGATTGTGATCATAATCGTACTTATTGTTACAATTGTTGCGATTTCTTTAACAAAAATGAGAAAAAAAATTAAATAAAATATTTTGAATACATAAATAATGGGTCCCGCTGCTAGTAACTTATCATCAACCGATTTACAATCATACCAATCGTCTATTTCGGAAGTGATGCAAAGTATACAAAATGAGGCCAGTAATTTAACAACCCAGGAAATAACCATGGACCAGGTAATTAATCTCAAAGTAGGATCCGACCCGCCCCCTGAGAACCCTTGCGGTAGTAGTGATAGATTGGATGATATAAGGGTATGCACAGAATCTAATTGTATAGATAAAGAAGACATTTATGAATGTCAGTATAATGGGGGGAGCCCAGCTGGCGCTACCACCGTTTCCTTGTGTGATAAAGCGTTCGGATACACATCCACACAAGCAAATGATCAAGAAGGATTTTGCAATGGGGGTACGGGGTCTAAGACCGTACCCGAATCAGCCTTGTACACAATATGTCAAAATAAATTATTACGCAAAACCTGTTTACCGAACCCCCCTGGGTCGTATATAACATGGAACAATGTGCAGTGTTCATCCAGTGCAGTTTGCCCCATTGGAACTACATGTGATTTAAATCCAAACAGCGAACATTACGGTTATTGCGGAGTAAAAACGATAGCAGGTTCATTTGAGAGCACGTGTGGGGGAAATTGCGGAACTAAAAAAATTTATCAAGTTGAATATATAGATAACGATGAAAAAAGGAAATTTACGCTCGACACATGGACGCTAGATGAACTAACAAAAGAAAAAATAGACCGTTGCAGATTGCAACTCCCTAGTAAACCAGGTGAAGCGTGTTATCGCGAATATAATTTGGACGCTTTTTATGATTGTGTAATGGTGCAAAAAGCGAGCGATGTAACGCCTAATTGCAAAGCGGATTGTAAATCAACGTTTAGTTGTACACCTGAAGAATTAGTGGCATTTAAGCCGGTGCCGCCAGAGTTAAATGTAATTGGTGGTAGCATATGTTTACAAAATAAAGCAAGCTCGACTTTTGTTTCAGAACAAGTTGCGGAGGCGACTACAACTGCGACACTTACTAGTCAAATTTCAAATCAATTTCAAAATGATATAACAAAGACAATATCACAAACAAATAAGGGAATAAATTTTGGACAACAAAACAATAGCCAAGAAAGAACTTCGATTACCCAAAAGGTTAGAAACACTATAAGCCAGGCAATATCAAATGCGTCAAGAAATCAATCAGTTCAGACAGATGGAACCGCACAAGTAATTAATTTTACAGTCGCAGCTGGTAAAGTTACGATTAGCAAAGACTGTGGTAAGGAAAGCGGATGCATTACCAGCAATCCAAATCCAATCCTTGGTGAATTTTGCCCCGGCGGAGGGTTAGTAATAAGTAACGAAGCGATCTCTGAGATGAATTCGAACCAGACGGCTACATCGGTTGTAACAGCATTGTTAGATTCAAATATACTTAATGATATGAAAAATAAATACACTTTTACAGCAACGCAAGTGAATGACAACGACATACTCGGTGGATTGTTTGCCCTTCTCGGGGCTTATATTGGTCTTATTCTTGTAATTGGTCTTATTGCAATTGGTATGGTATATGTTTTGGGAAAAACTGCATTAGAAGTCATAAAAATTCCATGGTTTTGGGTGGCCCTTGTCATTTTAACATTAGCAGGAATAGGAGTCGGTATTTATTTTGCAGTAAGACCAACCACTACGACAACGAACACTAATCCATCCGGTCAACCACCTAGCCCCCCGCCCTTGGACCCATGGCAGCCCGGACCTAATGAAATAAAGTGCGATATTGGCAATATGGCTGGGTGCAAATGTTCATATTTCGTAACTGATGAAGCAGCAGACAAACTAACAGAAGAACAAAAAAAACAAAAATGTGCGCCTTTTATAGAACAGTTACAAACGAGCCTAACTGACACAATTTCAAAACAATGCAATAGCATTAATGTACAGTGGGGAGACCCGCCTACGAAATTTAACTCAACTTTTTGCAATAATACACAAGTCAGTAACTGTTCTCGAAGAACATTTAGTTCACAATCAGGAACGAGATCTTATTGTACGTCGCCTGACGGTTCAACGGCGCTTCCGGCGCTTACAACGGTTCCGGCGCTTACAACGCTTCCGGCGATCTAGAGAGCTTATTGCACGGAAAAATTAAATCTTCGATACTTTTTAAAAATGGAACAACTCGCGCATGTTCTTGTATTTGGAACCAATGATGAATTTCTAAACTTACTTGAACAAGGGATATATCGTAAACTTGGCAACATGTCACGATCATATAGAAATAACACTCACTCACGAATAATAATACGCTTAATCTCTGTCTTGAACAGTATACAACAAATTCTTTAAACGAAACGGTTTTATCGGAGTTTCATTATAAATAAACTGACTGAAGTTTGTGGCGCTTTGCGTGGCTTCGCCACCAGCAAAGTAACGCGAAGTAATTTTAGGTTCGGCTGCCGCGACGTTTGCTCCGGCACACCTCGAAGCCGCGAATCGGCTTCGGTCGACGCCCGAAGGCGTCGAAGCCGCGAATCGGCTTCGGTCGACGCCCGAAGGCGTCGACCGAAGGTTGCTCAAGTAATAGACGAGTATGCAATATGCGTCGCCCATATCGTGTTTTCTTTCGTTGTTGGCATAATCGGGGAAGGGCTGGAGTCTTTCTTTGGAGAATTTTTCTGTAAACATTTTCCTAAGTTTCTGTACTTTTGACATAGAAAAATGTTTATGCATTGAATTGGGGGATACTAGTATGGATTTGTCTCTATAGGTAAATAAAATTAGTTCCTGTACGGCTATGAATCCCTGGGGAGGTTGTCTTTCAATAAGAATGATGTCTGCTTTTTCAAAAAAGTCGTGATACAACTTAAAAAGATGTGCCATATAGTCAGAAATGCACAAAGCGTGTTTTAATTTACAATCCGCATCTGAACAATCAAGCATGAGGTTTTTGATGTTGATTAGCTTGCACAATGTAACATCCTCAAGTTTGTACGGTTCTTCGAACCGCGTCGACCGCAGGTCGTACGGTTCGGAAACATTTGCTCCAACTATGGCAAAGTGTTCAAACCCGATATCGATGCTAATTATGTACATTATTATTTTAAAATATAATATTTCTTTAAATTAAATATATGAGTCGTTGTGATCAAAAAACAGATAATACTTACATACTAGAATATATAAGAAAATGGAAGGACGGAACCCGTTACAAGTGTTCTAATTCCAGCTCGGGTTTGTTGGATTTTGTTACGGCACTTATTGTTAATAAAAGTAACACCAATTTATTAGTACGAGAGTGGTGTAATTCTTGTGTCACAATTAGGAAAACCCCGTTAGGATACCTAACATTGTCTGGTGCACTCGGGTTTTCATCCACAGAAAGACCGCTTTACTATTTCAGAAATGACCAGGAACCCGCGACACAACTAAATAAATACAATTTTAACCCGCAAACAGGTAAATGGTCGGATCCTGCTTGGGCAAATATAATTGTAAAACAACCTAGTGCTGAAATTAAGATAGATTCCGGGCTTAACATTAGTATACGTACTGTGCCGGTTGGAGATTATTATTACTTATTTATCGTAAACCCAGCCTGCGGAAAATTACCATTGCCAGTGTACCAATATATAGGTGATTTTTCCAACATGAGTACAACCCCCGTCAATCCAAATTGGCCCCTAATAAACACAGACGGATCCACATTCAATACCGAACTCACCGGATGTCCAGCTGATTGTACGGATTGGAAATGGATTTAGAAATTTACTTCGTAAATTTACGAAAGTAAATTTAATCAAAAGAAAAAGTACGCTTTACTTCGGCCCTCTATTATATTAGTGAAGGTTATAGTGCGTCGAAGCATACGGCGAAGCCGTATCGACACGAAGCGTCGAAGCATACGGCGAAGCCGTATCGACGCGAGTGCGTCGAAGCATACGGCGAAGCCGTATGGCGTCTCTTTGCAAATGCAATGAGGATGTGTTTGTGTATACGGACGCATCAACTGGGACTTGCGTAGAAGAATGCGCAAGGACCGGATATGTCTGTGTGAAAAACAAACAATCTAAAATAACAATAAAGGAGGGCGGGAAGAAGCCCTGTTCATATAAAAAAGTTACAAACTTTGACTGCAATACGCTTTGCACCGATTACGCAAAGTTGAATATTAGCGCTTCGTGCAGCGTAGGTTCCAGTAGCGTAGGTTCTGCTAGTGCAGGCTTGATGAAATTGTTGGAAGGTGATGAGAGTAGTGTAAATAGGAATTATCTCATATGGTATACCAAATCGAACATGCCTTTGGCGCCCGAACTGATTGAGAAAATGACCAATAAAATTAGGCAAATCGACACATACCTTCTGAAAACCCTCAACTCGATCCTGACGGACTTTCCCAGGAACCCATCTCATTCTTATATTTACGAAATGGTGCAGTTTTTTGAGAAATATACGTTGACCCCAAAGAAGTACCTTAATGACATACTTGAACAGATCCATTCCAAGGAAGGTAAAAAGTACACGATTATGTTTTACAATTGGAGCAAGGGTTTCCACAAATACCTAATGAAAAACGGGTTTTGCTATGTCCCCCCTATGTTTGTAAAAAATGCGTTCGACAAAGAGCTTGTCACCCATACACCTGAGATCCTTGTATGTGAACCCAAGAAAGGGTTTGTGATGCCCCCGCTTATGCTCGAAGATGGTAATAGCAATCGCCGCTGTGAAGACGATGAGTTATTTGAGAGTGATGACGACGATGATGCCAAATCTTCATGTAGCTCGAACGTATCGGATGACTGTGCCAAGGCGGACGATGAGGTATCTGATTATAACAAGTCGGATTCGGAATCGGATTCGGAATCGGATTCTGAAGAATATGAGGAAGAACAACCAGAGTCTTCGTCGAAAGTCGTTAAAGATTAAAGTATGTATATATATAATGTAAATTTAAGCTTCTATTAAGATTAAATTACGCCAAGCGTAATAAAATAATATTGTGTATTTATTAAAATAAATTATTAAAATAGATTATTAAAAAATGGTTCTTTCTATTTATGATTTTGAAAACATTTCTATTGAGATGCTGAAACGTTTATGTAAATCGCGCAAATTGACAAATTATTCAAAGTTAAAAAAAAAAGAATTATTTAACATGCTGAACAGGTTCATCTCCGTAATAAAAATACAAAGGGTTTTTAGAAGTTCATTAATGGGTAAGGATGCGACGTGTCTTATATCAATGGACCCCGTTAGATACCCGTGTTTCCCGTTTAAACCAAAAGGGTCGAACTATTATGTATATTATAATTTAGAAGTATTTATTGATTATCTGCTCCAAACTGGTGATTTTAGAGATCCAAAAACAAGGGAGCCATATACGGATGAATTTTTAAAAGGTATAGATACATATAAAAACAAAGTAGGTATAAAAAGCAAGAGTGTTTATCAGGCGAGTCAGAATAGGACTATATATAAGAAAAAAAAGGATCATGAAGACGATATTATGGTTCTTGATCGATGTCTGGATGAAGTTGTTTCTTCTATCACCGGTATAATGGAAAGAAGAGTCGATCAATACAATGATCCTAAAATGATACTAAATAGTTACCATTTCCCAACCTACCTGAGGTACTATAAAAAACTTTTGCAGAAATGCAATCTGTCTGGTAAACTTAAAATCCAAAGCACCATACGCATTATTACCGACAAGCACATGTTGGACCCAAACCAAATACAGGATTTTGTATTGCAATTTATGTATACTATCGAGGCTACGTACGAGTCGCTTTTTCCATAGCCGCAAAATTAAAACATATGTATATAGTATACCAGTAATACAAGTAAACATGGTAATAGAGTTCATTGTTATTTTCTTTGTATTGTGCGTTATGACTTTCATCATACTATTTCAAACTTAAAATCAAAAACAAAATTACGCTTGCCTTCGGCTGCAAAAGAGTATAAAGATTGGGGAACATTACAGAATAACAAAAAGAATGGTTTCGACGGGCATATTGTTCAATAGCGACGAGTTTGAGAGCGGGTTCAGCGATATTAAACGTGGTCCCGGTTCGAATGAAACTCCGCTGGTGCTGAATGTATGTGTGATTTGTGGTTCGTTTGGATCCCTGGTCAATATTAAGAAATTGGTAGACGATCTAATGACGTCGGACGATACGTCGGACGATACGTTGGACGCGATCGAAGTGGCTTCGCCAACCGTCCTAGTTGATATAAACATGACGACTGGTAAAAGGGAAATTGTGATTGTAACACCTACCGACAAAAAAAGCGCTGCGAAGATCATTAAAAAGGAGTACCCCATCAAACCCAAGACAATCCGTATTCGGTACAAGCCCAATTGCAAAAAGTCCAAACTGAAGAAGAAGAAGGGTGAGGACGCGTTTTACAACTGCATAAATATCGAGTTTGTCGTAGATTCAGGCTCCGAACGTAGTAATATATCCGCCAAGTTGTTTCCAAATGGGAATCTACAAGTAGCTGGCTGTAAGAACGTATCTGTGTGCAACCGAGTACCTCAGATTATCTTTAACTTTATAAATAAATATGGCAAAGACTCCATTATCAATCCTGAACTTTTTAGTATAAAAGAGTTCAGGATTGTAATGCTAAAAACCAGTTTCAAGTTTAACTGCGGAGCACTCAACCTGGAAATCCTCAAGGACAAAATCAACCAACACAATGTCCGAACAGAAACGGGTGAATGGAGAAATGCCGTATACGAACCGGGTACCTTTCCCGGCCTTAACGCAAAACATTGGCAGCCCGAAACCAAAGAAAAGTATATCGACAAGATCAAATCAGGTAAAAATTTCGGAAAGAAAATTGAAGGGCAGTCCACCGTCATCGTTTTCAGACAGGGCAACGCGTCCATTACCGGAGCAAAAACCGTAAATGAACTCTCTTCTGCTTACCACTCTATCATAGATATAGTGCATAAATACTATGACGAGGTAGTCGATGTCGACGAACTTAGCTCTGAATTGCGCACCTTCTTTTCACACTAAGCAAACTTCGTTTGAGCCCAAAAGGCTATTAACTGCTACGGTGCTACGCACCGACGCGATCGAAGATCGTACCGTTTGCAAGCCTACGACCGCGGGTTGAGCGGCGGGTTGAGCGACTTTGTGTAGCTCCACGCCTCTGTGCTACCGGTAGGTAAACCCCCAACTATACTAGAAGAAATCTTCCAAGACTCAAATGGCTTCTTTTCCGCCCCCCAATTACTAGCATTGTTAGTAGCATACGCGGGAATGTGGAAACCTTGGGCCAAGTCCCTAGGACCCGAAGTCATGACGGGACCGCGAGGTCCTCCCTCTCGAAGATCGGCAGGTACGGGGCAGTATCCCGGATACACCGCATACCACGCCCCGTTCGGGGCGCGAACACAGTCTTGCTGGGCATTCACTACCGCTTCGCACGCTTGCTCGGTGGTATACCCCGCCCCCTTATTGTTTTGCCCAAGGGGCGGTGGCTGGGGTATACCAGAGTTGTAGGGGTACCCTAGGTAATGCGAGGAACCTGCGGGGCATTCATATTTTTGCGCACAAAACCCTGTTTGCTGTACATTTTTACCGTTAAAGTCTACCTCGTTGTTGCAGCTGTACCCCTGGCCGCAGTCATTGTCCGTAGTGCACCCGCGCCCAATACCACCCTCGTTGATATTCTTGCGGACATACTTGCCACTCTCTAACTCCGGGTACTTGGTAATCGCACAATACGCGCCTGACTGATTCCCCTTAGCGTTGGGCCACGGCTCGTAGTTTTTATTACAGGTTGTGCCGGGCCACGGACCGCAATCTGCGTCCGAATTGCATAGGAGGGAGTTGCCTACATTTTGAAGTGTCTGGGTCTGCTGTACCCATGCGACGTTGTTGTTGGCGCCCATACCCACGGAGTTTTGCGTCATAGCTTGGCGGAAAAAATTGGTGTTTGTGGGGAGGTTGTACTGTTTCACGAGTGTCGAGTTTCTAGACCCGGCAGGGCGCCAATCGGTCATGAGGCCGCCATATTGTTTGTACGACGGGAACGGTACGCCTACTTGCTGGTCCCCGGTGGGGGCGTAGCGGCTATTGGTGTAGTAGTTGTCGATACTATCCTTGTCGCGGGTTAAGGTAGCAAAGTATCTTGCTGAATTGGCCATTTGGGTTTTATTATTAGTTGTAAACATATTTTTTTTAAAACTATGTTTACGAAAAAACTCATTGAAAATTCATAGTTTCTTTTAACAATTATTAATCATTTGGTAATTATGGAGAATATTGCGACTAGAAATACCGAAACCCGTACTCCCCCCAGGAAGCGCGCTGTTTCCGAAGATGACGTTATTCTGTGCGGTATAATCGTATAAACCATCCTTTCCAATAGGCTGCTGCATAACACCGCCAGTAAACTGACCTGCGTTTTGTACGGTAAATCCTGAAACTCCAGGAGACCATCTATTGTAATCTCTCTCCCCAAGGGATGATTCGGAATTCTTTGGTCTCAAATTTGCCCCCCATCGTAAATTACTATCCGTATCAACAAATGCCCGGTCAGATGAAACCGTACCTAAGAATGGAGTAGTTGCATAGGGCTCGACATATACAGGGTATAGTGGGTTTAGACGGGAAGGAATGGGTCTTTCATATTCGTTACGCACGTTGAATACTTGTTGGTTACCAACTACCGAGTAGGTCTCGAATGTGTTTACTTGCGGGCTGTTATATTCATTTACATAGTACTTCATAGGCTTAGAGCTGATTAATTGCTGGTTTTGCAGACTACAAAGGTCATTTTTAATACCTGTACTTTGTAGGAAAGCTCTGTTGTAGTTGTTATTTATACTCTCCATAACACCGTCATCGGGTTGGTAAAACTCACGATCCTGTGATTGATCTGGAACAGGCGGTGACATGTTTACTATATTGTTTACTATATTATTATTGAATAAGATTATTTTTTTCACCCAAAGGCGCTGAAATAATTAATTTAAAATAAAAATTAATCAATATAAGCGAAGCGAAAAAAATGTTGCATAAATTTTACACACTGTCTTGTGGTATTGCCCATGGTTCCGGGATCGGGGCTTTGTTTGGTATGTTCACGGGGTCGGTATTGTCCAAATGTGAGAAAAAAACAGAAAACAAAGTAATCCTAATAGAAAGAGTTACACTTGGCGGTGCTGTTGCGGGAGGATTCGTTGGATCTTTGGTTACAAACACAACACTGAGTTTATGTATTTTATCAAGTGTTTGCATACCATACTATGTTTACAAAAAATACAAGCTTACCAAAGAAGATTAAGAAGATGGCGAACCAGACGGTGCGTCCGTTTCATTCTTGTCTTTAATGAATTTCCAATCCGTCACCCCACCCCATATAAGCACTACGAGAATTGCAACCGCTAATGCACATACTATGAAAAAAGTGCTTAGCTTAATTTTGTGCCGCTTTATGAATGAATTTATGAAGTCGTCCATATATTAGATTTATTATAAAAAATATTTTTATTTCTGACGGCGAAGCCACCAATTCTTTTCACTGGGAGTCGCATACGGCTTCGCCGTATGCTTCGACGCTTCGCGTCGTGGTTGGCTCTACAAGCATTGGCGCCGCGCACCAATAGCACACAGATGTGTTCGAATTAAAACAGTCCTCTGAACAATAAAAACCATCGCACTCATTGCAATAGAATGCACAATCCGTGCAACATACATTCTCACAATCTATATGACAATAATTAGAACTACACCGCCTAGCTTTCAACGAACAGGCTTTGGCGCAAACTTCGTTTGCGAGCGTCGTACGAGGTGCAAGCCCGATCGCGTCGACTCCGAACGTTGTTCGGGCGCAAACTTCGTTTGCGAGCGTCGTACAATACATACACATATTTGTACAATAATTAAAAATAATATAATTAATCAAATGGAGCGGTAATTGCGCCATTCGTCGAAAGCGACGAAGCTCTACACCATACGATGGTTTCAAAACTTTAAATTAACAACACCTTAATGTTCTCTTGCGTATTAGGTCTTCGCTTTCGCACCATTTGCACACGTCTATACTGAATATAGGGCATTTTACATAACATATTTTGCAGCATAGTAATTTACAATCATGGCATGTGATCAGCCTACCTACCGGGCAACTTTTACAATACAACTGCGAACAATATTGACAATTTATTTGGCATTCAACGCATATTTTTATCTTACAACCTTTGCATCGACGCCCAAAGGCGTCGACCGAAGCGGTTTCGCCGCTTCGACGCCCAAAGGCGTCGACCGAAGCGGTTTCGCCGCTTCGACGCCCAAAGGCGTCGACCGAAGCGGTTTCGCCGCTTCGACGCCCAAAGGCGTCGACCGTACATTCTATCATACAATGTGTGCAAATTCCGGCATAGTTTGCAACATTGGCAAGTATTTCCTTTGGAAATTCAAACATAGATTAAAAACACCATTGAAATATTATTTGCGAACGTAGCGAACTACATTCACACACCAATATACTCTAAATCGTGAACATTAAGATTATTCATAAGCCATCGCCGTATTTCTGACCTACATTGAAACATTATGTCCATAAATTCAATAAATTCATATGGTCGTAGTCTTCGCATCTTATAAATTGCAAATCCTGGGTAATTATACACATATTCGTCTGAATATTCACGGAAAATCGTACGAATCATACCAGAATATGAGTCAATGTAAATAGGACTGTACTTACGGTACCATCTCTGTATAGCTTTGATAGCTGCGTTCCTAAGTAGGACATCCCGCGAATTTACCCCAAATGAATATATATGTTCGAGTATGAACTTGTCATTGATACTCCTTGCAACTACCACAGGGTCCATAGTTAGCGCTTCGCAGACCTTGCCATTCAATACTTTTTTTTCTTTTTACTCCTTCGTTTTCCAAATTTACGCATGATTGGTTTGTATTTCTCTGCCAATTTCGCGAATACTGTCCCATTGTCTGGATTATAGAGATCAAAATAGTATTCGTCTAATAAATCAGATGCCGTAAGTCCTTCATTGTTGGGGATAGAATTGTTTGCGCCATTGTCAAGTAATAGTTTTACAAGCCGCGGGTGATTGTGCATAATTGCACAGTGCAAGGCGGTTAGACCTGTGATTGGATTTCGGTAATTTATATTGTAATGTTCGGTCGTTGACTTTAAAAGTTCGTTTATTTCAGGATCAAACCATTCATCTAGGTAATCGTAATTTATTTGTTCAGGTTCTAATTCGGCGATCATGATTAACAATGTATTACCATCATAAGTGTTTACCTGCTTGCTTATTCCAAAACGATCGTGCAATTCAATGAGTAAGTCCATTGGATTGTAGAGTTTGATAAATTTTTGCAAACTAAGTTCGGGCTGCTCGCGTAGATAGCGCTGTTTAAGTGTTGTTTTAATAAATACAATTCTTTCGGCAATTAAATTAAAGATTTTCATTATTTCATCATCGGACATTATAGTTGCATTAAATTTTTCCAAATTTTCCCTAACTAGATACCAGCAGTTAACATTATCAATATTCTCAAAGAGCAAATTAATAAGCTCAAAAAGTGACTCATTATCTGGCCCGTATCTATTGTCTATATACTCGCTTAATTCCCAGTAACCGTAGTATTTACTGTTTAACATATCACTCAGGTCAAAGTCATTGCCATCATCGTCCATTATTTAAATAATATAAAGAATTAAATTTAAAGGTACCCAAGCGGAAATGGGCGAACAGGCTTACCTAGATTTAGTGCGCAAGATACTAAGCGAGCCAGTTCGCAAGACTAGAAATGCGAATGTCATGTCAGTTTTCGGAGAGTCACTGGAGTTTGATCTTTGTGGCGTAAGTCCGCGGAGTGGCGTTCTGCCCCTGTTTACGACCAAGTTTGTAAGTTTTAACAATATCTTCCACGAGCTAATGTTCTTCCTAAAAGGCCTAACCAACACCGAATACCTAAACGAACATGGCGTAAAAATTTGGAACCCTAACAGTACTAGGGAATTCCTCGACAAACAGGGTCTCCACCACTACCCCGAAGGAACACTCGGACCCATCTACGGACACCAATGGAGAAATTTCGGCGCCGAATGGCCCGTAGGCGTCGAAGCCGATTCGAGGCTTCGGTCGACGCCCACAGGCGTCGATCAAATCAAATACTGTATGAATCTCCTCCAAACCGACCCATTCTCTAGGCGCATACTATTCACCGCATGGAACCCCGTAGACCTCCCCAAAATGGCCCTCTACCCCTGTCACATACTTTTCCAATTCTACGTCCGAGTCGGTGCCAACAAGGAGCGCATCCTAGACGGTCAGTTGTACCAACGAAGCGCCGATCTCATGCTTGGCGTTCCTTACAACGTAGTAAGCTACAGTCTCCTTATTTACCTAGTGAGTTCTATGGTTGGTATGGTACCCGGTCGTATTAAGTTGGTATTTGGGGATGTGCATATATACGAAGAACACCGCGAAGGTGCGGAAGAACAGCTGCGCAGGGAGGTCCTCGAGTTTCCCAAAATCCACGTAAGCCACACTCCGCAGAAAATTGAGGATTTCCGTATCGAAGATATAACCATAGACAATTACGTACACGGCCCGCCCATCAAGATGAAAATGGTCGCGTAAATCGAAGCATTCCACGCATCGTGTTTGTTAGCGTACGTTTTTCGGTACGGTACCGAAGCGTACGTAGCGAAAATAAAATCTTTGCTAATTGCAAAGCAATTTGCAAAGCAATTTGCAAAGCAATTTGCAAAGCAAATAATAAATGAACGTAGAAGAACTTGCAGAAGAAATACGCGCAAATATGCGCAGTAGAAGGGTTCTCGCAGGGGCCAATCTCGCAGGGGCCTGGCTCACAGGGGCCTGGCTCACAGGGGCCAATCTCGCAG